GATCTCAAACAGGATAGTTCCACGGCACAATGTTTATTTCAAGAGCAAGGGGGCAAAGCGCAGGGGGGAGATTTACGATTCCACGGCTCCCCGTGCCAATGCCCGTCTTGCCGCATCCCTTCACTCCATGCTCACCAACCCTTCGCAGAAGTGGCTGTCCTTGAAGATATCTCCGCTCAGCCTCATGGAAGATCACAACATACTCATGTGGGTGGAGCATGTGACCGAACTCATCATGGACGCTATCAACGACTCCAACTTCCACACGAAGGCGCACGAGTTCTACCTTGACCTTCCCTCTCTGGGGACGGGGGTTTTATTCCACGAGGAGAACGACGGCGACGAGGGGCCGGACTTCGTGTTTCACACGCTCCCCCTGATACAATGCGCCGTCCTTGAGAACCACAAGGGGTACATCGACGTGCTTCACAGGGAGTTTGAGATGTCGGCGAGGAACACGCTGAAATACTTTGGGGAAGAGGCATGCAACGACAAGATACGTGAACTTGCGGAGAAGAAGCCCGAAGAGTCGATTCAGTTGATACACGCCGTGTTCCCGAAGGATGACTACGACAAGTACAACAAACTGGACAAGCCGTTCGCTTCCGTGTGGATAGCGACACAGTGGAAGCACCTGCTGAAGGAGTCGGGGTACTACGAGTTCCCCGCCTACGTTACACGGTGGGCTACCGCTAGCGGAGAGATATGGGGAAGAGGCCCTGGCATGGAGGGGTTGCCGGACATAAAGACCGCCAACGCCATGACCAAGGACATCCTTGAAGCGGCGGAGATAATCATACGCCCCCCCATCGACATGGAGTACAAGTCGTACCTGAACCCCGTCAACACATCCCCTGCCCATATCAACCAGAGGGCGAGGGGTGCGGCGAAACTTGAACCGCTCTACATAGTGGACGGAAGGTCTATCCCCGTCACGGACGCTCTGCTTGAGAAGGTTAAGAACAGCATCAACGACACATTCTTCTACGATGCCATCAACTTGATACGTGCGGACAGGATGACAGCCACGGAGGTAATGCAGAGGGTAGAGGAGAACATGCGGATACTCGGCCCGACCTATTCACGGCTACAGCATGAGTTCCTTGAGCCTCTGGTAATGAGGGCGTACGGGATACTCCTCCGCCGTGGGAAGATACCGCCTCCCCCTCCGCAGATAGCACAGGCCGGGGGTTACGTGAAGGTTGAGTACGAGTCACCGATGGCAAGGGCGCAGAGGACTTCCGACATCATGGCGATACAGAAGGCCATGGGATTGGTGGGGCCGTTTACCGAAGCCGTGCCCGACATACTCGATAACTACGACACGGACGAGATAGCACGGCACATCGGGAGGACTACGGGGTTGCCGCAGAAACTCATACGTGACCCCGAACAGGTGGCGCAGATAAGGCAGGAGCGTCAGAATATGCAACAGATGGCGCAGATTGCGGCTATTGCCAAGGATGCGGCAAAGGCAGGGAAGGACGCATCACAGATGGACATGGATAAACTCACCGGAGGCATGTAATGGCTAAACGTGTATTAGACGACCTAAGGGTTGACTACCATGTAGCGTTCACAAGCGAGGCTGGAATGCGTGTGCTTGAGGATATCAAGCAGTACTGCATGTGGGGTAAGTCGCCATACAACGGCATGTCCTTTCGGGATACCGACAGGAATATCGCATTTCAGGAGGTGGTGTTGCACATCCTAGACATGCTTGGCGACAGTTACGAAAACATACAAACGGAGGTATTGACGAATGATTGACAGCCCCGAACAAGGGACACCTGTCGCAGAAGAGACACTTCTCGGCGGTGAAGAAATACAGGATACGGCGGAGACCCCCTGGTACGAATCATTGCCGGAGGAATTGAAGAACGAGCCAACGGTGCAGAAGTACAAGACCGTTGAAGAGGCGGCTAAGGGTCTGGTGAACGCCGTCAAGATGATAGGCAGGGACAAGGTTGTAGTCCCGAAGCAGGACGCTGACCCGTCCGAATGGGAATCCTTCTTTGATGCCGTTGGTCGCCCGAAGACTCCCGATGAATACAAGGTGGAGTTGGAGAACGCCGATGGTGATTTCCTCAAGTCCTTCAAGGATGCGGCTCACAGGAGCGGACTCAACCAACAGCAGGTTGACGGGCTTCTGTCATTCTGGAATCAGGCCACAGAAAGAGCCGTTGAGAAGATGCAGTCCTCATGGCAGGCGGAGATCACGGAGGGCGTGGAAGCACTCAAGAAGGATTGGGGTACAGCCTTTGACAGGGAGGTAGCAGTCGCCAAGAGAGCGGTAAGGTCGCTGTGTGATGAAGAGCAGATGGAATTGCTCAATGAGGGGTTGGGCAACGACCCACGCATCGTAAAACTCTTCAACAGGCTCGGCAAGATGATGGGGGAAGACACGCTGAAGGCCCTTCCCGATTCAACCACGGTTGTCGAATCAGCGCAGGCGGAGATTACAAGGCTCAAGGGCGACGCATCCTTTATACAGAAACTTAACGACAAGATGTCACCGGGACACCGTGAGGCTGTAGAGCAGTTCCGCATCCTCCACGAAAGGGCGTTCCCGACAGAGTAGGAAAGGAGTGGTTGGATCTTGACAAGTGCATTCGATAAGGATACAATTTAACGGCATTTACCACGGACACCCTTTCCCCTAAAGGCCCGTTGCTAGCCGAAAGTCAGGCCGTCCTAACACGGACGTAAAACGGCAGTCAGGCCCTTTCAAGAGGACACCCTGGCGAAAGATGCAACACAAAATCTTTCACTGGGAGTGACGTAAAGTGAGTTCACAGATAACCACAGCAATGGTGCAACAGTATAAGTCCGGCATTGAGATTCTGTTTCAGCAGAGTCAGTCTCTTTTCCGGCCTGCGGTAAGAGTTGAGACCGTAAACGCAAAGTACGGTTTCTTTGACCAGATAACTGCGACTACAGCGCAGACAAAGACTACAAGGCACGCTGACCTTGTTATCACCGATACCCCCCATGCAAGGAGACGGGTGTCGATGGTTGACAAGTACGTTGCCGACTACATCGACAAGGAAGACCTCATCAGGATACTCAACAACCCGATGAACGAGTATGCCATGAACCACGTAATGGCTCTCAATAGGGCTATTGACGACGAGATAATCACCGCCTCCGATGCCACCGCCTACACAGGCGAGACTGGCGCAACCTCAACCAGTTACGACAGCAATATGACCGTGGCGGTAACTGTTCGTGACAGTGGTTCCGGCGCAACAGGGATGAACGTTGCGAAACTCCGCTACGCCAAGAGGCTCCTTGACGAGCAGGATGTTCCTCTGAACGACAGGTTTATCGCCATCTCTCCGCTCCAGTTGAGCGAACTGCTTTCCGCTACCGCCATCACTTCTTCGGACTACAACAGCGTGAAGGCTCTTGTCTCCGGCGAGGTCGATACCTTCCTCGGATTCAAGTTCCTCATGAGCAACAGGCTTGACACGAACGCAAGCAACTACCGTAAATGCCTGTTCTGGCACAAGAGTGGACTACTTCTCGGCATGGGGCAGGAGATACAGGTCTCAATCGACCCCATCCCCCAGAAGGGCAACGCCCTGCTGATTCAGGCTTCCGTGACTATGGGCGCAGTCCGCATGAACGAGAACGCAGTCGGAATGATTCTTTGTTCCGAGTAATCACGTAAAGAGGAAGGGGGATTAACTGATGGGTACTTACTACGGTGTACACAGGACTCTTGAGCGTGCAGGGACAATGCTTGACCCCGGCGAATGGGGGGCAAGGGTGAAGTGTTCCTACGACTCTTACGAGGCTTCGGCTATAACTGCCGGTTCCACGATTTCCATGTGCTTCGTTCCAAAGGGTGCAAGGATTATCCGTGGCGAGGTCTGGTTTGACGACCTCGGTACTACGGGGGGCACTCTCAAAGTCGGAGACGGAACCGATGCGGACGAGTACATGACCGCAACCGCTGTCGGGGTCGCCGCAGGTTCGGCAACATTCAATGTACTGGACAACCTCGGCGAACCGCTCGATGCGGACGAGTACATGATAGTCACCACGGGAACCAAGGCTATGACGGGCACCATCAAGATGTTCGTCTGGTACGTGCAGGACTAACGACAATGGGGGGCTTCGGCCCCCCTTTCAACTTATTGGAGATCTTATGGCGGAGACATGGTGTTCCAACGGAGTCATTGGCGAAGGAGCCTCGCCACCACATACGGTCACTGGCGACAAACCTCTGTTGGTGGTCGGCTGTGGCAGGTGCGTATGGGAAGACCTGAAACGGTACTGGACTATGAACGTCCACTCCGACGTGATGCTTCTCAACGATGCCATAGTCCACTACCCGATGAAAAAGGGGTTCTACGCCACACACGCCGCATGTTACGACATAGGCAGGGTGAACATCTACAGGGACTTGCGCAAGGCGAAACTGAACCACAGGGATTTTATCACGCACTCCGCAGGAGATCCCGCCGACAGGGTGTGGAAACTGATACGCGACTTCAAGCCCAACCTGTCCGGCAACTTCGGGGTGGTCATAGCGATAGCGATGGGTTACAGGCGTATCTGCCTCGCAGGATGCCCAGAGGATGACAGTGGGCACTATTGGGACAGCCTTGAAACGCATCCCCACTTCGACTTCGGGGTTAGGGGAATACATTGGCATTGGACGGACAACACGGCTTTGTTCAAACCGAAGGTGCGCTCACTGTCCGGCTGGACAGGTGAGTTCTTCGGTGAACCCACAATAGATTGGCTGAACGGTGGTGAGTAGTGTATGGCGGATTCAGTAACCATTTGCAACAAGGCGTTGGTCTTCCTCGGACAGGACACGATATCCACGCTTGTTGACGACAACAAGAGGGCGAGGGTCTGTAGCACCGTATATGACGACTGCCTTGAGGAATTTCTCTCCGAGGGTGACTGGTCTTTCGCCAAGAAACTCGCGACCCTTACGGCGGAAACAACGTCCCCCAACCATGACTATTCCTACGCCTTCGAGTTCCCTGACGACTTCGTGAGACTCGTCAAGGACAGGGAGAAGGCGGTTTACGGCTCCGACGATTGGCTCGTCATAGGAGACCAGATACATTGCAACGACTCGTCCATATACATCTGCTACATCTACAGCAACGACGACCTGAACACGTGGACGGCTAAGGCAAGGACTGCACTATCCTACCTTGTGGCTTCACAGGTGGGCGTTGCCCTGACGGGAGAGGACTCACGGGCACGGATGGCATACGAACTCTACCAGAAGACACTGCAGGACGCATTGAGCGATGACGCTTCCGGCGCAGGGTATCAGGTCAACGAGTACCACACGTACATTGAGGAGAGGTCTTAATGCGTACAGTTGACAGCATCCTGACCAACTTCACGGCGGGTGAACTGTCGCCAAATATGTACGGTCGCACGGACATTGAGAAATACTACAACGGTTGCATGACAATGGAGAACTTCCTTGTGCTTCCACAGGGGGGAGCCTACCGCCGACCAGGGTCACGCTACGTGGCATCAGTCAAGACAGCAAGTGCCTTCACCCGTCTTGTGCCGTTCGTCTTCTCCACCACACAGGCGTACATGCTTGAGTTCGGCAACCTCTACATGAGGGTTTACTACGATGGCGGACAGGTGTTGCATACCACGTCCACTACATCCGCCTGGGCGACAGAGACTGGCTACGTTGTTGCGGACTTCGTGAAGAATGACGATGTGATCTACAGGTGTATTTCCGCTCACACTTCGGGGGCGACGACCGAACCTGGAACGGGTGAATCATGGGAGGACAAGTGGGTAGCCGATACCACTTACGAAATAGCCACCCCGTACACCACGGCGCAACTGCCCGACCTTAAATTTGCCCAATCTGCGGACACGCTGTATATAGTGCATCCATCCCATGAGCCACGCCAACTTACCAGAACCGCCCATACAACGTGGACTCTCACCGCCCTTGCGTGGGAGAACGGGCCTTTCATGAAGGACAACGATGATGATTCCCACACCTTGACGGTCACAAGTTATGGTGGTTCCGACGGGGCAGACGGCGACGATTGGGACATTATCTTTGGCACCGGCGGCAACACCTGGTACAGCGGTTCGTCAGACCCTTCGGACGAATTAGGCGTTGACGGCGATTTCTACCTGAACACCACCTCGTGGGATGTGTTCATGAAAATCTCCGGGGAATGGAGTTTTCTGGGAAACATCCTGTACCCAGGACAAGGAGCGTCGGGTGGTGGTTCCAGGGGGCTTTACGGGCAGACCGTCACGGTCACGTCTAGCGCAGACCTATTCACCTCCGCTGATGTTGGCAGGTGGCTGAAGATTGGGTACTACGATGAGGGGGAGCAGATTGATGTCGACTCATATAACCCTTCTGGTGCTGGTGATATTCCTGGTGGTGGTCCGTGGAATGTTGACGGCAAGTTTGAGGTCTTGTATTCCTTTGGTGATTATATCGACCGATATGTAGAATTGCGATATTCTACTAACGGAGGTTCGACATACAAGGTTCTCGATACATACCCAGACCACACTAGCACCACGAGGATTAGGAAAGAGTACGAACTACGGTCAGAGGACTACAACCACGTAACACCCAAAATAAAATTCTGGGTATCTGGCGACTCACATGAATTCAGGTGGGCAGTGAGGAAACTGCGTGAAGCGCGCACCGCATATCTCAAAATAACCACCTACTCTACGGCAAAATTGGTCAGGGCTAAGGTCTACCGTAGGATGTCGCAGTTCGACGTGCCGACAAACAATTGGGCACTCGGCGCATGGGGGACCACGCCGGGGTGGCCTTCTTCGGTCACATTCCATCAGGGCAGGCTCGTCTTTGCCGGAACCACGTCGGAGCCAAGCAAGGTGTGGATGTCCGTGTCGGACGATTATCCCAACTTTGACCCCGGCGAGGGTGATGAGGACGCTGACGCAATAAGCCTTACCCCGATAGCCTCGGAAGTGAACAACGTGATTTGGATGGCATCGAAGGGGAACCTGCTGATAGGCACGGCAGGGGATGAATGGGTGTTTGACGGGGCCAACATAACCCCGACCAACCCGCCTCATGCACGCAGGGAAACTAACTTCGGGTCTGCCAAGTGGCAGGCCGTCATAGCCAACGGATATGTTGTATTCGTGCAGGACGGCGAGAAGATCGTGCGTCAGATGCAGTATGACTACGACTCCGACACGTACCTCGCCATCGACCTGACTGCCATGAGCGACCACATCACCGGTGACGGAATCAGTTACCTTGCCTACCTGAAGTCGCCATGGTCAACCATATGGACATGCCGTGACGACGGCGAACTGATAGGACTCACCTATGTTCCCGAACACAAGGTGTTCGCATGGCACAGGCACGACCTCGGCGGTGACGTTGAGTCCGTTGCGTGCATCCCCGGCGAGATATGGGTAGTGGTCAAGAGGACTATCAACAGTGCCACCGTGAGGTATATAGAACGGATACTCCCGTGGGACGGCACTCTCAATAATTCCGTGTTCATGGATTGTGCCGCAGAGTACAGCGGAACGGCAACAACCACAATTACAGGGTTGAGTCACCTTGAAGGCGAAACCGTGGGCATTATCTCCAACGGGAAATACGTGGGAACCAAGGTGGTTGATAGTGGTGCTATCACGCTGGATGCCACGACCACACACGCATGGGTCGGGCTTCCATACACATCCACACTAAAGACCATCAACATAGAACACGCCAATCCTCCCGGCACGTCACAGGGCGCAAAGAGGCGCATAGTGCACGCCATTGCTAGGTTGGTAAACACCGTTGGGGGCAAGGTTGGCTTCGACGCAAGCGATGCGGATGACATTGAGTACGATGACGAGGGGAACCCGAATGTTAGCACGCCCGAACTTTTCACGGGTGACACTAATCCGGTGCTTATCACCACATCTTCGGGTAGACCGCAATACTTAACTCTTGTTCAGGATGAGCCGTATCCGTTCAGCGTGTCGGCCGTAGTCCTCCGCATGGAGGTGCAGAATTGACCAAGGTGGTGGACTATCACCCCGACCACATAAAGGGTTTAGGTAAGTGTCCTAGTGAACTGTTCCTTGAGGACGCAAGACCTGCCATCACTCTTATGACGGATGACGGCGAGGTAATAGCCTGTGGAGGGTTGCGTATCCTCTACGGTGGAGTAGCCGAATCGTGGGTGATAGCAGGCCCGTTGGCGGAGAAGCACCCGCTGGCGTTGTGCAAGGCGACTAAGGAATACATGGACAGGTGGGTAAAGGAGTACGGGTTACGGCAACTCACGGCATCGGTGGACTATGCCGACAGGAAGGCGTGTCGATGGGCATATTGGCTCGGCTTCGACACGGTGCTGGGTGAATACTTCCGTTACGCCGATGAGACCCTCCTACTGGTGGTGATGAGAAGTTGAGTGAAATGGTAGTGATAACTCAAGCCATGTCCACCATGTTGCAGGGTTACGGGAGTTACATGGGGGCGCAGGCAGAGGGCGAGGCGTTGAGGTTCAACGCAAAGGTGAACGAACTCAACGCACAGGCCGTGAGGGAGAAGGCATCCTACGAGGCGCAGATGATACGCAAACAGGGGGCACGGGTAATGTCCGCACAGAAGGCAGGGTATGCCTCTAGCGGATTCGCCACGACCTCCGGCACACCTCTTGCCGTTGTAGCGGCTACCGCACGAAGGAGCGAGATGGACGCACTCTTGCGTAAGTACGGCGGTGACGTGGAAGCCGCAGGGTTCACTAATCAGGCGGCGTTGCTCCGTGCCAAGGCTGACAGCGTTGAGTCCGCAGGTAAGACCGCCCTGTGGGGAACCATCCTCACGGGAGCGGGACAGGCTTACGCCACCGGGAGCGAACTGGATATATGGAAGAAGAAGTCGCCCGTCCCATCGTGGCAGGTACAACCCTTTGCGGGAAGGATGCCGGGCGGTAGCCCGTCGTTGATAGGATGATGACCGATGGCTAAAATACCCGTTTACGAACAGACGCAGACATTGCCAGGGAAAAGCGGAGCGGTTGAAACACCCTTCGCAATGGATGACGCAGGTAAGGCGTTAGGTGAGGTTGGTAAGAGGATGTACTGGCTATCCTCCGACCTGAAGCAAGCCGCCCTGAAGGACAAGCAGGAAAGGGAAATGGCAGAGTTTGCCTACTCAAGGGCATCCCTTCTCAAGGCATGGGGGGAGTCCTACGCAGAGTTGCAGGAGAACGGCGACTTCAACACCATGCTCGAAGCATGGGCGAAGGCGAAGCAGAAGGCTTTCGATATGGTGCGTTCCGGCATAACAATGGACGATGCCCGTAAGGAGTTCGACATGTGGGCAACGGAAGCCGGAGTACGCATGGACTTGGATGTCGCCAACCTTGTAGTCCAAAGACGGCGTGACGACACACGGGCGAAGATATCCTTTGCGATAGAAGAAGCCATCAAGTCGGGGAACATGGAAGAAGTGAAGATGCTTCTGTCCAACACGACTGCATATACCGAACAAGAGAAGGCAAAACTGTTGATGTCCGCAGGGAAGGACATAGAGATCCGCGAGGTCAAGGCAGGGTTGAGGCTAGACCCGTTTAACTACGAGATCCCTGATGTTTCGCAGTTTGAGTATCTGGACGCAAAAGACCTTGACGCATTGAGGCAAGACCAGATGTCCGAACAGAACTTCATAAAAGCACAGAGGGCGCAGGAAGAGGAAGCCATCGTTGGCGACATCCTTGACAAGTATCACTCCACAGGAAAACTCCCGTCAATGTCGCAACTGTTGGCTCTCCACGAGGCTGACCCCGAAACAGGAATGCGGAAGATAAGCAACAGCACATTCAACACTTTCGCCGCACTTATTAAATCCACCAACAAGGTGGGGGGTCCGCCGAAACCCACAGTATCCACGGAGCAGACCATCGCAAACTTCAACACTCTCATGGGAAGGGTCAACAGTCCTGAAGAGGGAAGCCTTTATTCCCTCAAGTTGGAGATAAAGACGGCACAGGCACAGGGGTTAATTACCTCTGATGAAGAGAGTGTGCTTAACGAAATACTCAACAAGAGGATAAGCGCAGAGGATGACATTGACCTCAAGGTATTGCAGGCAGAGG